CACGAAGCGATATATTCGCGTCATCGCAAAAGTGCTTGTGGCTGCCTGTGAGTTCGGGGCAGATGTCATTGTCAATGCTGCTACAACCGCCGAGGACGACGATCTGACCGACCTTATCACAGACGGAAGGTGTGAGGTTGAAAAGATCACTCGGCGAGCTCTCCTGACACAGACTTGGTATTACTATCTCGATAAGTTCCCCGCTGAGGACTTTTTCAAGCTCCCATTCGGCAATTTGCAAAGCACTGACCTGTCCATCAAATATAAGGATAGCGACGGCACGGAAACGACCATGACCGTCACGACAGATTACCTTGTCGAGACAAATGGTGAAGGTTGCGGACGCATCGTCCTACCCTACGGGGTATCATGGCCGTCTGCTGTCCTTTATCCATCAAACCCTATCACTGTTGAGTTTACGTGCGGCTGGACTGCTGCGGCCTCAATCCCTAAGAACATCAAGAGAGCCGTGAAGTTTGCCGCTGAAGATGCTTATTACCATGGAGACCGTCGGGAAACGCTGAAGCCTATCATCGATAACCTTTTGGCGAGTCATAGGCTTTTTGAAGAATTTTAGAGGTGATAAATGAATAAAAAAAACAGAATCAAGAAAGGCCGATCAGTAAAAATAACGATTATAAACAATGTTACGGCACCCGTTAACCTTGCCAGAGAACTTACACGCATGATGAAAACGGTACAAAGGGAAGGAGTCAGATGAATCCCAACACAAGCCCAGCCGATCTGAACAAGACGATCATCTTGCAATACCAGACGAAGGTATCTGATGGTGCGGGCGGGTTTACCGTTACCTGGGCTGATGCCGCCACAATATGGGCCGCAATTTGGCCTATCTCCGCGAATGAACAGATACAGGCAATGGGTCAGACGATGACGATCACCCACAGGATACGGATCAGGTTCAGGAATACGATCAAATCAAGCTGGAGAATCAGTCATGCCGGGAAATATTACAACATTGTGAGCATTGTGGACCCCAATATGGCACATCGTTGGCTGGATATACTTGTGAAGGAGGCCGCTTAGATGTTCCTAAGTGCGAGACAAAAATCTATGGCCCGCGAAGCGCATCAAACAGTTGTTATCAACAAGGATACCGGGGAGAAGATCCCGCGTGTTATTTGGGCTAACGATGAAACGGGGCGTTATCGACAATGTCTTATTGATGAAAACGGAAATTATATCCTCAACAAAGAGAGAACAAAGATAATGAGCAAAATATTCAAGGGTAATATAGAAATGAGGCGCAAGGAGGCGACATGAACGCAACAATTCCAATAAGAAATATATTAAAGGAAACAGTTTGCGAAGTTACTTTGACGGGTGTGAAATCATGGAAAATTCGTCTGGCTATAGGAGTGATATTTTTCAAAATCGGTGCGTGGATTATCGGCATGAAAGGCGAGGTAAAAATGGGTGATTATCCAATAGGGAAGATGGTATGAGGCTATTTACTATATGAAGAACTTTTTGACAGCTATCTTCGGGAAAACAAGTGGTTCGGCTCTTTCCTCCGATGTAGGCGGACGTATCTATCTTGATGAAGCCCCGGCAGGTTGTGAGTTCCCGTATGTGGTGTTTCAGGTGGTATCCGGTAATCCTGATAATGTCTTTGCCAAGAAGGGTAAAGACGTTCTCATTCAGTTTTCCCTATTCAGTACATCCAAGGGGGCGACAGAAATCACGACCATGTACGCCGACCTGATAGCCCTTTACGATGAATGTTCCATGACGATTACCAGCAACAACCTTGTATTGATGGCATGGCAGAACCTTGTAACGATGGTTGATGAGATAACAACACCGGAAGGTACGGGAACAGTGAAGCATTGGGCGGTAGATTTTGAAGTTACTACTCAGGAGTCATAAATGGGTTTCTAAGGGGATTTATTAATGGAAAAGAAATTATCAGAGATAACACGGTCAGAATGGATAGCATTCCGATGGATCGAGATTGAACCGACAATGGGCGATGACAGCGATGAAAGAATGTTCTGTACGCAAGGGAAACGCACCCCCGACGAGGCAGCGCAGGCGGCTTTAGATTGGGATTCGACAGCAGAAGAAAGGGCAGAAAATGCAGAGATTGAAGGATAAACACTTAGGTCAAACGGCATGGATCATCGGTAAAGGCCCCTCCCTTGCCTATCTCACAAAAGAGGATATAGGGGAAGGCCCGGTCATCGCTATAAATGAATCAATCATCAAAATAGAATCCCTCGATTTATCGAATCCGACCTACTCCATGCAGAAGGACGGCGGCAGGCGGCGCAAATATTTCCCTTCCGATTCCCCGGAATGCGATTGTTCCCCGAATTGTGATGGCTGCCAGTACATGACAAAGCCAAAAAAGGCGACTCTGCTTGTCCATAATCGTGAATCCCTTTTCTGTTTCCCTGATTATTCTCCGCGTTATGTCTTCGACTGGAGAGACCTCGGAATGCCCCGTAACGACATATCCTTGGTAACTGCTATCAGAATGGGCCAGTTTATGGGCTGTACATCCTTCAAATTTGTTTGCTGTGATCTTCATGCGTTTGGGGATATGGGCGTTTATGATGTTGATACAGGTGCAATATCAATAGACACACTTTATCAATGGCAGCCTCTGCGGTTGAAAGCTATCTTTACAGAGATAGATCATAAATTTATTACGCCACGGAATTATGTTCCGCCGAAGGACTTAAAAGTGTCATTCGGGGTTATCAGCAACGACGCATACCGCCTCAATACGGTTTTCTGCAAATCCGATCTCCCTGGGGAGCTCCATTATTACATGAAGCCCGAATCGGCCACGAAAGGACTCAATGTATTACTGGACGAGATCGAGAAGGAAGGGGCAGATGTGGCGGTATTGGCTCATCATGATATGTATTTCCGTAACGGTTGGCTTCAAAAAGTAAAATCACAATTAGCAAAACTCCCTGATAACTGGGTATGCGCCGGGATCATCGGAAAAGACATGGTGGGGCGTATGTGCGGCAAATTCCACGACATGAGGATGGTGGATGTTCTCAATACATCAAGCGTCCATGAATTTCCCCAGGAGGCCTGCTGTTTTGATGAATGCGTAATTATTATTAACATGAAGAAAGGATTCCGGTTCGACGAGACACTTGACGGCTTTGACCTCTACGGGACATTGTGCGTGTTACAGACATGGGAAATGGGCGGGACGGCATGGGTGATTGATGCCTTTGCAGAACATTACTGTATGAGGCCGTTCAGCTGGTTCCCGGACGATGATTTCAAGCGACGGTATAAATGGCTCTATGACAGGTATAAAGAGAAATTTGAGAACATAGATTCAACGGTCTTTGTGAATAAACCGAGGTTTGAGACTTCGGCAGCATGAAATAAAAGTAAGGAGGTAACACAGATGGGAACACCATTAAGCGGCAAAAACGGAAAGGTGATGTTGGGATCAGTGACGGTTGCCAATATCAAGGAATGGGCAATAAGTGGGTTTGTGATGGGGACGCATGAAACATCGGCCTTTGGTACGACGATCAAGACCTTCATCCCCGACGACCTCGGTGATCCCGGGACACTCAGTTTCAGCGGCAATTATGACCCTTCAGACGCTACGGGGCAGGCGGCCTTAGATGCTCTTTGTGCGGCTGGTACGACATCGACAGACCTTTATCTGTATGCCAACACGTCAACGTTCTGGAGAGTCGGCTCAGGCGGGAGCATCATCACGACCAAGGGTAAGGCGGTAAGTTTCTCCCGCAGCGGTCTCGGTACGGTATCTTTTGAGGGCAAGATCAGCGGAGCCGCGATGGAGCAGGTCGGACTCGGGACGTAATCTAAGGAGGTTTTATGATCTTTGATTTAACAAAGCAGGAAGGCGTTTGGTTCGATTTCCCGGGTGGTGGCAAGGTGAAACTGAAAACTTTGACCGCAGATGATTACCTGAAGATCAGCAAGGAAGTGACGGAAAATAAGCCTTTCCTTGTTGATGAGCCGGGAAAATTGCCGCGTGTCCTCAACTATGAAATAGTGGACACAAACAGACAGAGTATCCTTATCAATGATGCCACTATCCTTGCATGGGAAGGCTTTTATGACGTGAACGAGAAGGAAATACCATGTACGTCTGAGAATAAAACACTCCTCATGCGACTGAACAATCCCACATTCCGGGATTTTGTGAACGCAAAATTGAAGGCGCTTGATGAGGCGGCAAAAGTAGCAAAAGAGGACGTTGAAAAAAACTGATTGAGTGGGTTGAATGGGTCGACGACTATCAACCCACTTGTGAGAATTGCAAGGAGATATATGGAGCACGGAAGCCCCCTGAATATCCTCCATGTAATATGTGCAGGACAGAACTCTATCCTGAGAACACCGATGCCGCTCAAATCTACATGGCCACGCGCGGCCAAGTCATCACGCGAAGCAGGGGCATGGAGGTTGACATGGTGACGGATATAAGCATACCGGCCGTAGAAAGCGCAATGAGGATATTCAACGTGAAGGATCAGGCAGATTGTCTGCAAAAGGT